CAGCTGACTCAGCTTCCGCAGCTTCCGCAGCTTCCGCAGCTTACTCAGCTTCCGCAGCTGACGCAGCTGACGCAGCTGACTCAGCTTCCGCAGCTTCCGCAGCTTCCGCAGCTTCCGCAGCTTACTCAGCTTACTCAGCTTACTCAGCTTACTCAGCTTCCGCAGCTTACGCAGCTTCCGCAGCTTCCGCAGCTGACGCAGCTTACGCAGCTTCACGAAAAAAGCACTACAAATTAATGGCCGACAAGCTGCTCGAGCTTCTTGCTGCGGCATGAAGCCTGACGGGAAAAAGATATTCGATCGAGCAATAAAAAAGCAGAGCCTTCCCAGGCTTGAGAAAGAGCTCGATCGAATTTTCAGTTTATACATCCGGCAGAGAGACGCGGATCAGAACGGAAATGTGAAATGCTGCACCTGCCCTGCTATCTCTCATTGGAAAGAGATGGACTGCGGGCATTTTTGGAGCCGACGTCATCGCGCGACGCGCTGGCATGATCAGAACTGCGGGCCTCAGTGCACCGCGTGCAATATCTTCCAGGAAGGAAACAAGCCGGCTTTCATGCTCTATCTGCAAAGGAGATACGGAGGGCAGATCTTGGAGCTGCTCGAGCTCAAGAAAAATAATATCGCGAAGTACGGCCGCTTCGAGCTCGGCATCATGATCGAAGAATACAAGCAGAAGCTCGCAGCGTTATGAAAAAAGAAACCGAAGTCGATCTCTGCCGGCGATTTGTTAAGGCTCATCCGCGGCCCGAGCATTTATATTTCGAGGTGTATGTTCCGAGCGGCAGATGCGATGTTGTGCATAGCGAAGGAGGTATCGTCACGATATACGAAGCGAAGCTCGCTTTGAATGCGACGCTTCTCGAGCAATGCGTCGCGCGGAAAGTTTCGGCGCATTATGTCTATGCTGTTGTGCCGAAGCTGCTGCGCCGGCAAGATTTTATTCGCGGCCTTTTTGTTCATTTCGGCATCGGCATCATCGTTCCGGAAAACGGTCGTCTTCGCGAAGTCTCTCCTCCGCGGATATTCCGAAAGCCGCAAAAAATAACACTTTATGAAGAGAATCGCAAAGAGATCCCTGGATCACAAGCCGGAGGCATAACGCCGTTTGGTTTGATGGTTCGCGATATGAAAGGAGAGCTTCATCGGAGAGGTCGCAAAGCGCTCGTTTCCGAAATTTTCGAGACGCAGTACTTTTACAAAACGCCGAAACAATTCCGATCAAATATTTATCAATGGATCCGGCGCGGTGTTATAAAAGGAGTCGATATCGGCGGCGGCGAGCTGTGGCTCATCGATGCTGAAGGTTCCACGTGAAACCTTTTTTGTAGATTCGCTGCTCAATCAAAGCTTTATGGAAAAAATGATAATGCTCGCGGACCTGCAGCCGAATCCGGAGAATCCTCGCATCATCAAGGACGAGGCATTTGCAAATCTCAAGAAGAAGCTGAAGAAGCGCCCGCAATTCCTGCGGCTCAAGCCGATCGTTTATAACGAGAAGATGATCATCATGGCGGGCAATCGCCGGCATGCCGCGCTGCTTGATCTCGGGCATAAAGAGATCCCGGAAGAATGGACGCGCCGGCAAGAAGACTTCAGCCGCGAAGAATGGGATGATTTCGTTCTCTGGGATAATCAGCATGAAGGCGAATGGGATTATGATATGCTCTCGAATCTTTACACACCTGAGCAGCTGCAGGAATCAGGAATATTCATTCCGGATTTCGAGGCGAATACCGGCGATGATATTCCAGGCGAAGAGAAGACGGCGAAAGCTTCGCAGAAGAAAGAAGCCAGGGCTAAGCTGCAGGAGCGCTTCATCGTGCCTCCTTTTTCAATTTTAAATACTTCGCAGGGATACTGGCAAGATCGCCGTCGCATCTGGCTCGACTTGGGAATCCGATCAGAAGTAAGCCGGGAAGATAACCTGCTCAGCATGTCTGTCGCTGCCAGTAATCCGGATTATTATCGTGAGCAGGAAGGATCAAAAAAAGGAAAGCAGGCAGCGGATACAAGATCCGGAACGAGCATCTTCGACCCTGTTCTTTGCGAAATCGCTTATAAATGGTTCTGCCCTCCGGCAGGATCTGTCCTCGATCCGTTCGCCGGCGGATCCGTCCGCGGCCTCGTCGCATCGCTTTGTGGTCTGAAATACTTCGGCATCGATATCCGGGAAGAGCAGATTGAGGCGAATCTGAAAAATGCACGGGAAGTCCTCAAGAAGAAGGATATCAAGCCGATATGGATCGAAGGCGATGCGCGCAATATCGATCAAGTCGTCCTCGAGACGCTCGGGCCGAAGCGTGAAGGATTCGATCTGCTCTTCTCCTGCCCGCCTTATCATGATCTGGAGAAATACAGCCAGGATCCGAATGACCTCTCGAATCTTTCCTATTCGGAATTCCGGGAATCGATGCGCCGGATCATCGCCGAATCGCTGGCTCATTTGAAGCAGGACCGGTTCGCCGTCTTCGTCGTCGGGGAGATCCGCGATAAAAAAGGCATCTATAAAAATTTCGTAAGCGATACGATCTCAGCCTTCTCCGATGCCGGCGCGAGCTATTATAACGATATCATTCTTTACAACACGATCGCCGGCGCCGCGATCAGAGCAGATAAGATCTTCGGCTCCCTGCGCAAGATCGTCAAGGTGCATCAGAACGTTCTCGTCTTTTTCAAAGGAGATCCGCGCAGCATAAAGAAGAATTTTCCGAAGATCGAGCTTGATGATTTGATTCCGGAGGAATCGGCTCAATCAAACCGGGCTGAACTTGCTCTTGACTGATGATCATCGAAAAAATAAGCGGAGCATTCGTCCTGAGAGATGATCGCTATGAAGGCGGCAGCAAGGCTCGCTTTCTTCCTTATTTGATGGAAGGCAAAGCTGAGGTCGTTTACGGCTCGCCCGTCTTCGGCGGAGCAGCTCTGGCGATGAGTTATGTCGGAAAGAAGATGAATATCCCGGTGACGATTTTCTATGCTAAGCGGAAAGAGCTTCATTGGATGCAGAAGATCGTCCGGAATAACGGAGCCCGGATCATCGAAGTTCCGCTCGGCTTCATGTCAAATGTCCAAGCCAAGGCCCGGGCATATTGCGAGAAGACCGGTGCCTGGATGTTCCCGCTCGGATTTGATCTTCCTGAAGCAAGAGAGCCCTTCCTGAGCTTCATCCGATCCGTCAAGGCTGCTCTTCCTTCAATCGATGAGGTCTGCTGCGCAGCGGGCTCAGGAATGCTCAGCAGATGCCTTGCCGAGGTCTTCAGCGAATCGCAAATATCAGCTGTCGCTGTCGGATTGAAGAGCAGGTACGAAAAGCAGAAATTTCCGCCGAATCTTCAGCTGATTCCTTGCCCATATCGATTCGAGCAGGAATGCAGGATCAGGCCTCCCTTCAAGAGCTCGGCGAATTATGATGCGAAAGCATGGGAGTACTTGATGCGCAAATACCGCGGAGAGATCCCGCAAGACCATAAAGTCTTATTTTGGAACGTATTATGAAAGAGGAAGAAAAGGAGAAAAAGACACAGAAAAGGACCGAAATCGCGAAGGCGCGAATGCTCGCCGCGATGGAGAAATCTCTCGGCATCGTCAGCAATGCGCTCCGCCTTGCTAAAGTTGCCCGGTCGGCTTATTATCGCTGGCTCGCCGATGATCCGGAATTCGCCAAAGCTGTCAAGGCGATCGATGATATCGGTCTTGACTTCGGAGAATCGCAGCTGATGAAGCTGATGAAGGGAGCTCAGGTGCCCGAGGATAAGATCTATTTTCATACGACGACAGAAGTCTCGATCGATAAGAACGGCAAGCGGACGGAGAAGAAGACGGTGCATAAGACGATCGTTCCGAGCATCAAGAATTATCCTCCGGACGGCGAATCGGTCCGGTTTTATCTTGAGCGGAAAGGTCGTGATCGCGGATATAAGCGCATCACGGAGATCGACATGCCGGAGGAGATCGGGAAGATTGAAGTGACCAGGCGCGTCGTCTCAAGCAAGGCTGAGCTCAAGGAGGCAAAGGATGAGCGAACAAAAGGCTGAGCCGGCACCTTTTAAGCTGCAGCTGGAATATACGCCGCAGCAAATGAAGATTTTTTTTGAAGGCGATCAATCGGCTCGCTTCACGATGATCAAGAAGGGGCGCCGCTTCGGATTCACGCAAGGCGCCGAGAAATATTGCATCGAGCAGCTTATCGATGGGCATTTCCCGATCCTGTGGGTCGATAAAGTGAACGGCGATATCGACCGGTATGTCGAGCGATACTTCAAGCCGGACCTCAAGCGCCTGCCGAAAGGCTGGTGGCAATGGAATCAGCAGAAGCGCATTCTTTACGTCCGAAATAGCTACATGGATTTCCGCTCGGCGGATCGCCCGGAGACGCTCGAGGGCTTCGGATATAAGCTCATAATAATCAACGAGGCAGGGATCATTCTCAAGAATGATTACATCTATACGCAGGCAATCCTGCCGATGATGATTGATTATGAAGACTCGAGGCTGATCGCTGCCGGCGTTCCGAAAGGAAAGACGAATAAGGACGGCAGCCCGCATCGATTCTATACGCTTTGCGAGAAGGCGCGGAAGAAAGAGCCGGGATATCGCCTCCTGGAATTCACGAGCTATGATAATCCGCTGAATGAAGTCTCCGACATCGAAGAGATCAAGGCTCAGCTCTCGCCGAAAGAGAGGGAGCAGGAGATCGAAGGCGAATTCGTCGAGATGGCCGGCGAGAATCCTTTCCTCTACAATCTGAATCAGAAGATCCATTTCTCGGAGCGGGCCGTCTTCGATCCGCGCAAGCGACTGATCATCTCGACGGATTTCAACCTGAATCCGTTCGCCGTGATCTTCGGCCATCTCTTCAGCGATCAGAAAGGCATTCATGATCATACTTTCGATGAAGCTGAAATCAAGAACGGATCCGTGCCGGCGATGATCGATCTGATCAAAGAGCGCTATTCGGCGCAGATCCCGAACTGCTATCTCACCGGTGATGCCGGCTCAGGAAATAACTCGCAGCTCTCGCTGAGGGATCGCGCTTCTTTCTTCAAGCAGATGCAGAGCGGCCTCGGCTTGAAAGATTGGCAGATCGCAGCTCCGCGCCCGCCGACGCATGCGATCAGCCGGCAGGATTGCAACTATCTTCTTTATCATTCGGCGAAGGAGAAGCCGGACCTGGAGATCATCGTCTCGCAGAAGCGCTGCCCGTTGACGTGCCGGGATCTCGAGATCGTTCAATGCGACGCCTTCGGGCAGATCATCAAGAAGGACCGGAAAGACGTTGCGCAGCGCGCCGATTTCCTCGATGCGTATCGATACAAGATCAATACTTTCTGGAAGAAATGGATCCTGCAGCACATGAAGCGGAATAAGCTCAATCCGGGATCGAAATGAAAAAGCCTCGAAGCTCTGTGAGTAACTTCGAGGCGGTCAGGTGAAAAGCAGACTTGGAATCGCGGCTCAATGATACGAAAGATTGCTATCTTTCGCGCATCAAAGCAAATTTTTCATGAAGACAAAGCAACTAAGCACCCGCGCGCTGGTTAAGCGCGAATTCAGAAAGGCAATTATGAATCAGGCCGAACTCCGCAAAGAGCCTGCGACTCGAGCTGACATGCAGCGCGAGCTGAAGAAGGCCCATGCTGATCATAAAAAGATTCGCGGCAAGCTTGATGATAAAAAATATGAGAATGCAAGGCTGACTCAGCGCTTCCGGCAATATCGTGCGCAAGTCGAGCAGCTCAGCAAGGAGCTTGCCGATGCTCGGGAGCTGAATGACAAGTATGCAAAGAATGCTAATAAGAATGATCGAGCTCTGCAGGATGCGAATGCCGAGCGCGACAGTCTTCAAAGCAAGTTAGAAGCGCAGGAGGCGCAAAACGGCCGTCTCGTGATGCGGATCGCATCTCAGGTCAAGCTCCTGCGCGAGCATGCAGCAGAGCTCAGCGTCTTCCGAACCCGATCTATTTACGAGAATTCGCAATCTCCGCGCGAAGAGAAGGGAATAAGCAAGGAAAAGCTGCAGGAGATTTTCGTCTGGATCTGGTCTGAATTCGGATGGGATCAGGCGATTAAATTTTATAATAAATTTGATTAGAAAATAATTCAAAGCAACATGAAGAAACAAAAAACCAAAAGCCGCGCAGCGCTCCTGCGCGAAGCGAGAGTTGCCGCTGAGCAATTCCGAATCCTTAAAGCTCAATACGAATCGACGGCGGAGGACCGCAACCGGCTCCGGAAAGATCTCGAGAGCAAAACGCTCTATGCCGCATCCTTGCAGAACGATCTGACTATTCAGCGGAGGCTTGTCGAGAAGTTTCATGATCATGAGATTCATGATCAAATGACTTTTGCGAATGATCCATTTGCCGCAGTCAACATCATCGAAAACTGGAATCTTAACTATCGCCTGGCTAATTGTATCGGTCACATCGAGCGATTTGCGAAGAGAGACATTGACGGCTATCGGCTCAAGGATGCGTTTAGCCTCAAGGCTTTGCTTTATGCTCGATGGTTTCTTCAGCGCGAAATTGAGGCGCAACAGAAGCGTATCGCCGGCGATAAAGAGAAGGAGCAGGATTGGAATAAAACTGTTCAGGCTGTTCGCGATGGTGCATTGATTACAAAGATTCCGCCTGATCTTTGCGATAAGGGAATGACCGGCGTGATCTCATTCGATTGTGCGAAAGAAGAGCCGGCGAAAAAAGAGACGAGAGATTTCTGCAAGGAACGCACGCCAGGCTGGCACACTATAGCGCTGAAGCGTCCGAATCTCACTGAGCCGAAAGGCCGGTCCGTTCATGCGAAGTTCCTTCTTCCGCTGATGCCGGAGCAGAAGAAAGGCGAATCGAATAAGAAATACGCCGCCCGGCATCGTGAATTTAACAAGCGAATAAATTTCTTTTGGGAGCGAATCCAGCAGACGCCTTTCCTGCATGAGCTCGATCGTGAAGATGAGAAGCTCGCAGGACTGCAGAATGAGCTGAGGGATTATTATGCTGGAAAGGAGATGGCGGAATGAGCGAAGCTGAAATCAAGGAAGCGATCCGGCGCAAGAAGATGCTTGATTATTTATATTATCAGAGGCTTTGCGTGCAGTCTGAGATTCAGCGATGCACAGAAAGAGCAAAGCTTCCTTTCTCTGGAATGATTGACGAAGTTCAATCGATGGGAGAGAATGAAGGCCGGCTGCAGGCGAAGAAGGAGCAGCTTGAGCAGATGGATGATATCATACTTGAATTTATAAAATACGGATCATGAAAACATTAACCTACAAAGAAGGCGAGCCGCTGCAGCTGCGCTTCTCGCTCCGGGAGCGATTCCTGATTCTCTTCGGAAGAAAGCCCGTCTTGCATTTGCCTGATCGCAAGCGGAATCTTAAAAGCATCGAATTGACTTACGAGCCGCGGCTCCTGGAGGATGCGAAATGAGCATGAGCGCAGAAGACGAGAAGCAATTAAATCAAGCAATGCGTATCGCGCACGTCGGAGGAGGCAAGCCGACCTCGGAGCTCGTCCGGGAGCTGCGCGATCTTCAGGCAATGGATCGCAAGCTCGATCAGGCGGAGCGAATCGTTATTGTTGAAAAGCCTGTTAATAAGTCAGAGCCTCCGCTCGATCTCTCCGCCATGAGCGACGAGCAGCGAATCAATTACTGGATGGCTCAGCTCGCCCGGGCCGGGAAATATGTTCTCAATGAGCGGCCTCCGGAGATGAACTATTCAGATTACAGCGAATGCCGCCGGCGCCTGAAGAAGTTCATCAAGAAAGGATTGAAGGGAAAGCCTATTCAGAAGGAGGAGAGGCGATGATTTCAGCAGCTGATTCGAGAAAGTTATTGGAGTTCGTCTGTAATATTTTGCAAGGCGAATCAAAAGGTCCGAAGCGTGAATATCGTATAAGAGAATATTCCTTGCTCGATACTGATTATATTGAAATTGCTATGCACAGAGGGATTGAGCGAGTTCATGTTTTGACGCTCGCAGCTGAAAACAAGAATCCGGATTATATCTTGAATTATGCGCTCGTAGAAATACTGAAAGCCGGGATTATAAAGAAGGAGGAGGAGTTTTACTCGTCGCATGTTCCGACCGCTCTAAAACTGGAGGCAAATCGATGAAGATTCTTATGTTTGTGCTCGGCGCGCTTGCAATCCTGGTCGGATTATTTTTTCTGATCTACTGGCTGCTTTGCAAGGCAATGAATAACTGGAAAGGATGAGCTCTCACTGTCATAGATATCCCGCTTGCGGCTGTCCTCCTTATCCGGTCGGCTTCGGCAAATATTGCCATCTTTCGGAAGAAGATTTTCAGCAAAAGATGAAGGATCCGACAAATGAGCCATACTCTTCGCCGGAGCTGCAGGCACACAAAGATCAGCTTTATCAAGAAGAGCTGCTTCGCAAAGAAAAAGTGCTCGAGAAGCATGAGCGCATTCAGCGCGGAGGCTCCGGCAAGCCGCATCGAAAGCATGCGAGCAATTATACACCGCCTAAAAAAAGAAGAAAATGAGCTGTGAAGTATTTCGCGCGAAAGCGCTGCACTGCTGCGCGAAGTCGCTGAAGATCGGAACGATCGCCGTTCCTGGAATCGTCTGGGCCGTATTCAAGAATGAATCTTCGACGAACATTTTCGCGCTGCAGGCAAGCAGCGATGGATCTGGTCTCGTGACCGTCGATCTTCCGGAATCAGGCTTCCCGACAAAGCAGCCTTATTCTATTCATCTCTGCCGGAGCCTCTCTTCGATATTTGATTCGATTGAATTCTCTGTCGGATCTCAGGCTCTTCAGCGAGTCGAGACGCGCTTCGAGCGCTTCTTCGATGCTGCCGGCAACGAGGCCGAAGTTCTTCAAGCAGAGCTCGTGCTGATATGAAGACGACGGAATATTCTTTCTCGGAAACAGCCGCCGAAGGTCCTTATGACATCGAGCCGAAAGAAGGCGTCGTATATTTTTCCCGATACGATAAATGGGCTATTCTGATTTGCCCCTGCGGATGCGGCGACAAGCTGATGCTCTCCTTAATGGAAGGAGTCAAGCCTTGCTGGAAAGTCGACAAAGAAAGCCGGACGATTACGCCTTCGATTCATAAGATTGAAGGGTGCAAGTCGCATTTTCATATCACGAACGGAAAGGTTTGCTGATGATGGACGGCTTTGAGATAATGCGGATCCTGAATTCCAGATACGGGATTGACAAGACGATGGATCTGCTCTGCGGCGATTTTCTCGGCCATGGTATTCACCGGAACGTCTATGCCGCGCGCGATAACGATAAATATGTCGTGAAAGTCGAGCGCGACATCTCGGCGCAGAATTTCACGAACATTCGCGAGTATAATAACTGGAACGATTATAAATCCTGGCGCTGGTTTGCGAAATATCTCGCGCCCTGCTTCCTGATCAATGACTCAGGCACGATCTTGATTCAGCAGCGGGCCGAGCTGCGCAAGCGGGAAGAATATCCTATATTTATCCCCGGCATGTTCACGGACGTCAAGATTGATAACTTCGGATGGATCGGCAAGCAGTTTGTCTGCATCGATTATTCATTGATCCCTGCCTGGAATAAAGGCAAGATGAAGCGTGCGAACTGGGATAAGCACGGGATTTATAAATGAATATTCCTTTCGATATGCAAGGCGAGGACAGCGCGGCGCAATATAAGCGCAACAAATCTGCTTTCCGGAACCGGATCCAGGCGAAATGCCGGAACCTACGCGCGATGATCGGGAATTCGCCGCTCTCAAAGAATGACAAAAAGAAGCTCATCGAGGAGCTAATCGAATACCTTAAATCATAGCGATGTTCGGAATCTGCATCAGGCGATATCGCCGGCGAATAAAATCTCTCGGATATTATCAGGCGAGATATCTGTCTCTTTGCAAAGAGCTGCAGCGATGGCATGACTTCTATCGCTTTGAATGCTCTGACTTCTTTCGAGGAGAGCGCCTTGCCGAGTATAATCGAAAAATTTATCGTCGCGGGCAATATCGCGCTGAGGCGAAGGCTGAATATTATAAACGAAAAATCGAATCATGAATTCTCGCCAACGCCGGCAGCAGTATGTCGTCGCCCGAAATACTTATTTTGCAGCGATCGCCTTCATCGTTCTAATGGTCCTCGTGACGATCGCGCTCTTTGTCTTTAAAACTCCTCCGCATGAATGAACCGATACTTCCTGAAATTATGCTCACCTTTCTTTCGCTGATCGTCCTCAATTCGCTTTACATCTTCGGGCTTTATAATGCCGGCAGATATGAGCTCCGGCCCGATATCATGCAGGAGCCGGACAAGGTAGATATGAGCATGCTCCGCGAGAGTAGCATCGAGGCGCTCTCCTGGCTTCGGATCCGGATCGAGAATCGCGTCGGCCTCTTTTGGGCGAAACCGCTGATCAGCTGCCCGCGCTGCATGGCTTCAGTGCATAGTCTGATTCCTTATGCGCTCGTCTTCTTTGTTTTCCCCTGGCATTTCGACTGGCGATATCTCGTCGCTTATCCTTATTACATGTGTGCGCTCTCTGCGCTGAATAAGGCGCTCGAGCCGGTCCTTGCCTCTGATCATTAAATCAATTACTTTTTTATATTTGCAACGCGTTCGGGCCGAGTTGATAACTTAACGAGGCGCCTCATCAGCTTCTCGGGCTCGACCGCTTCCTAATCAAAGCAAAATGTTTGTCGTAAAAATTGAATACCGGCAAGGGTGCGAGAATCTCGCATACCTTCCTTCGCGAAAGCTCGCAGAAGAATTCGTCGCAATCTATCAGTCGGCATGCGATACTGAAATGAAGATCGAGCTGCTGCCGAGCGGTCTTTACGAAGACGGAAAGTATTTCTTTCGCGTCCGCATCGATCAGAAATTTGTCGCAGAGGCACATCCGAATTTCAGCAAAGATGATGCGCTCTCACGCCTTCTCGATATCGATACCGTTCGGCTTCGCTTTATTACCTGGATCCGGAGCGTGCCGGCTGAGGTGACTTTGTGGGCGAAGAATCATGAAGAAGCGGAGAAGCGCGCGAAGGAGCTTTTGATGAGCTATCTTTCCGAGGGAGAATGGCCCGCATACAAAGAGACTCAGCTCAAATATCGTCGCAATTCGCTTGAGGTTAATTCATGAAATATAATCTTACCTTTCTTCAGCGCTTGCAGCTGATCCCGCTCTTCTTCTTTTGGGTGAATGCGGATCCGGCGAAGCGCAAATCCTGGCATCTTGTCAAGAAGGGCCTCGAGAAGCATGAGCATCGATTCACGATTGAAAAGCATAGCTTGGGCTACACTTATTTCGAGTGCGATCATCCCGGCTGCAATATGTGCGAAATCAAATCAGACCTAAAATGAAAAAGACTTATGATCCGGACTATCCGGAAGGCATTTCCGCGAGCGAGATTGCTCATCGCGAACATTACGGCCATCCTTACAGGAATCGGCACGAGATCAAGTATGCGCGCGAGCGCCGATGGATCTTCGCTTTCTTCGCGCTCCTTGTATGGTTTGCGATCCTGCTCTTTTGGGCGAAGCCTGCAGGCGCTCAGGCGCGCGACAGCTCGGATAAAGCGATTCTCTACATGAGCTCGCAGATTCGCCTGAGCGATCGCGAATGGAAGCAGGGCCTCGCTTTCGGTGCCGGCGGATCCCTGGCGATCATCGGCGGCTGCTTGATGAAAGATGAGCGGCATCCTGGAGATATGCGCGAGCCGAAGCAGAATCTCTTCAAGCCGGCGCTGATCGGCTTCGGAGGGATCGCTTGCGTCATTGCGATCATCCTTGAGATCGATAGCCGATCGCAGCTCGGCAAAGCGGGCCGGATCCGCGCAGGGAAGGATGGCTTGATAATTACATTAAAATAAAATTCTCATGGAGATCGAACTCAACAAAATTCAGAATCAAAATTTGCGCAATGCTGTCGGCATTTTCAGAAACAAAATTAACTATGCGCTTGACAATAGCGAAGAATTAGACGAAGCGTCATGGGGCGACGAGAAAGGGATTTTAATAACTGTAAATGAAGCAATGATTCTACTCGAATCTTTGAATCCCATGAAATTGACTCGACAGAGAGTGATTTGTTATTGTGGTTCTCTCCGAGTAGCAAAGGAGGCTTTTAAGAGGGCTGAATATGAAGCTGTCATTAAAGGAGAAATTGCGCTTCTTCCCTGCTGTATGTTCGTTGATATTGAACGCGAATTCGGAAAAACGAGCGAGTACAAAATTAAAGCTGACGATTTACATAAAAGGAAAATTGATATGGCTGACGAAGTTCATATCCTTGATGTCGGCGGCTATATCGGAGATTCAACACGAAGCGAAATCGAATACGCAGAATCAATCAATAAGCCTGTTAAATATTTGAGTCGTGAATTCATCTGAAGTCCTCAGCGCCGAGCTCAGCCGGCTCGAAGATCAATTCCGATCGAGGCCCTATATTCCCTTCCGGGATTTCATGCGATTGATCGAAGTCAAAGCAGCGCTAATGCGCATCGATAAAAACAGGAAGAAGCGATGGGATTCATAATCATATTTTCCGCTGAAATAGCGATAATCTTTCTCGCACTGTTTTATATCGGAAACGGATTTTCATTCAAGCCGAAGTATCGGAAAGGCTGGTATTATTTCGGAAGATGTACTCCCTTTCCGAAGCGAGTAAAGCGATGGGAGATTCCGCGCGAGCCTTATCGATGGTTCAAGACGAGACGAGAATGCCAATCATTTATAAATCTACAAGAGCGTGAAAGAGGAATTCAATCGAACTGGAAGGATATCAATCAGCGGAAGAGATCAGATCAAAGCTGAGCCTTTCAAGTATGAAACGCAGCTCGCCGAGCTTGCCGCCTTCTTCCAGGGGAGAGCGATTCCTGCCGGCCCGATCCGGCTGAATGCGCATACAGAGATCAGAGATCCCGCGCTCTTTATATCTTCGCATTTCGGATGCGTCAACGGATTGAAGAAAGGCCGAGCCTGGATGCCTTATGTCCGCCGGCTGATTGCTCTCCGGGATCTTATCAAAGCAAATGAAAAATAAAATCAAGCCGATCGATACTTCAGATGAAGGCGTCCTGCGAAGATTCATGCAGGAGTTCTTCCATTATCCGACTTTTAGAAAAATCGGATTCTTTACTGATGAAATGAAAGGCGATTATAAAGCACAAGCAGCGCGCGTTTGCTATTTCTTCGGATACGATACCGTTTTTGAATATCGCGCAGAGGACATGCACTGTCACATCTCATACGCTGAAGGCCATCGCCCGAAAGGCGAAGGATTCATCACACATATTCCAAGCATTTACAAAGAACAAAGCACATGAAATTTTCTCTCAAAAACTTCTTCAGCTACAAGCGCTTCGCGCGCGACAATCAGCAAGAGCTGATTCCTTTCATCGACTGCGAGCAGCTTTATAAACTCCGCCGGGCCGATATCCTCTCGATCGTTCATGCCGAAAGCTCGCGGCTGAAATTCGACCGGGCGAATCTCGAGCATAGATATATCGATGCGCTCGGGAATAATTATTCCGGCTTCCCGGACCATGTCTCTTTGCCTGTGCAGCGATACGGCATGATGAAATATTTTCTCATGTGGATGACTTCCTCCATTTCTCCCGAGGAGATGCGCGGCCTCTGCGATGCGATGAGCGAAGCGCTTGCGAAAGGCGTCTCGAATCCGAAGAATGCGGCCCGGATCGGAGTCTTGATCGAAGAGATCCGGCAGCGGGAGAAAATGACCTTGCATACGGAGCTGCTTTTGAATTTCCTTGCCGTGCAATGGGTTCGCCAGGATGAGGATCCGCTCGTCTATAATAATCAGATACAGCTCGAGAAAGTCGATGCGCTGCAGGCCGAGACCGGCAATCCCCTGTTTTTTTTTCGGCAAAAAGAATTGAAGCGGATATACGATTCCTATCGGATGTCGGACGAAGAGTGGAACAAATACTGGACCGAGTCGCTGCAGAATCAGCAGTTTCTGAAGGCTTTGAGGATGAGGATCGCCTCTTTATCGGAAGAAGAAAAAGAAGATCTGAGCAGGATTTCGAGCAAAGCTTGATGCTGCTCGCCTCCGGCAGCATGGTTGAGTTCGCTGAGCTCAAAAAAATGACCGTCGGCGAATATCTCATGAAATTAGATATATTTGTCGACCGGATGCTTCTTCGCAAGTAATCCGCGATGTTGCTGCGGGCCTCAGCATATCAACCGGCAAGAATTTCACCTTTTTAATTTCTTGGCATGGCTGAAGAAGATATCGTCGCCGTCTATCGATTAGAGATTGATAAGCTTAAAGGAGATGTCTCCGAGCTCCGCAAGCAATTCGGAATCGTCGAAGCTTCGGCAAAAAAAGCAACCGATGCAGCGGGGCAAGGCGCAAAGCATGCCGCCGAAGAAATGTCCGGTCTCGGCAAAGAAGCCGAGCGGATCTCTGATCGTTTCCGATCTCTTGCTGAGCGCGTCGTCGCCGCTTTCGCCGTCGAGCGCATTATCCATTTTGGCGAAGAAGCCGTTGATGCTTTTGCTAAATCAGAGAAGAGCGCCTTGCAGCTCCTCGGAGCCTTGCAAGGAAATGCACCGGCGCAGGAGCGCCTCCTGAAGTTTGCCGAAGAGCTCTCTGTTCGTCTCGCCATCCCTCCCGCCGTTATTAATTCGCAGAGCGCCTTTCTTGCTGTGCAAGGAAGATCCGAAGCACAGATCAAGAAGATTATCAATGCCGCGACGGAGCTTGCAGCTGTGAAGCCTGAGCTCGGCCTGGAGGGAGCCGTCCGGATCCTCGATGCGACGCTTGAAGGAAATATCGGCAAGCTCGGCAAGCTCGATGCGAAGATCCGCGATACGTCTCAGGTCGAACGTGAGAACGGCGCCGTGATTGATCTCGTCGCGGAGAAATATAAAGGCTTCGCCGAGAAAGGTCTCGCCGGCGTGCAAGGCGAGCTGCAGCGGACGCAAGTCGAGATTGAAGAGACGACGATTCGGATCGGTGAGCAGATCGCTCCGGCGAAAGTCTTTGCAGCGAAATATGCTTCGGCCTGGCTCGAGGGCCTCGGCTTGATTTTCCAGGGAGCGAAAGATCTCGTCGATAAAAACAGGTCAGTCCTCCTGAATCCTTTCGGATTATTCCGCAAGACGACGACAGATGAAGAAGATGCGAAGAATCAACGCGATGCCGTTGCAACGCAGCAGGAAGCACTGACGAAAATTTATGCACAAGCAGATAAGGAGACGCTCGATCAGCTGAAAGCGGATGCGCAGCTGCGCCTGCAGACAGCGAAAGGCGCGCAAAGAATATATTTTGAAGCTGAAGTCGCTGCAGCTGAGGATCTCCTCCGGCAAGCAGAAGATCGCGATCGCCGGCTCGCTGAAAGATCGACGATCACGCTTGAGCATCTCAAGCAGCAGGTCGCAAATTTGCAGGCCGAGCTTGAGCGCGTCGAGAATCCGCTCACGACCGGCAAAGCTCAGCAAGCAAAGATCCTGGCTGAAATCGCTGCCAGAGAAAAGCAGATCGATGAGATCACCGGTGCCTCAGCGAAAGAGCGTGCGAAGAAGCAAGCCGAAGCTTTGAAGGAAGCAGATAAGCTGCGGACCGATGCCGGCGCCGATGAATTGAATGCGCTCGCGAAGCTCGATGCGCAAAGGCTCGAGCAGGAGCAGCAGAATATCGAAGCGATCCTTGAGGCGAAGCATCAGGGATTCATCAAAGAGCAGCAGCAGGCCCTGGCGAATAAAATCGCTCAGAATAAACAGACGTTCAAAGATGCCGGCGTGACGAAATTTTCAACGGTCACGGATTCGACGACAAATCAAAAGATCACGATCGCGGTCGAAGGCGATCGCAAAGCTGTCGAAGATTTCAATACCTTCGTTATTCATGAAGAGAATGCGACCGATGCGATCATCCGGACCAATCGATTGAAGACGGATCAGGAGATCGCGAAGGAGCGCAAGAAGCTCAATGAGAATAATGCGAAAGAAGATCTCGCGGCGACGCTGCAGAATATCGACTTAACCAAGACGAAGGAGATTCTCGCACTGACGGAAGCGGCGAAAGAGAAAGCGAACCGCGGCAAAGCTGATTCGGAGAAGCTCGCTGAGGATATCATGCAGAAAGAGCTGCAGGCCGAGGCGCTGAAGAATGAAGAGATCCTCAAGAGCTCAGCATCGACTGATGCAGAGAAGCTCAAAGCGGCGCAGGCATTCATCGAGGCGAAGATCAAGCTCAATGAAAAAGAAGTCAGCGATGAAGAGAAGCAGCAGCGCCGACTCCAGGCGCTTCATCGCGAAGAACTCGATCTGATCAATCAAATCGGCGATGCCTCAGCTGATGTCTTCAGCAATATTGCAAAGTCGAATGAGGATAACGTCAACGCTCAGCTCGCCGCTAATCAAGCAGCGCAAGACCAGGAGACGGCGGATCTGAAAGCACAATTCGACGAGCGCATCATCGGACAGGCCGAATATGAAAAGCGCAGCAAGGAGCTCAAAGATAAGCGCGTCGGCAATGAGCGTGCGCTGCAGTCTCAGCTCAACAAGATCAGGCAGCGAGAAGATATCATCGCGAAAGGCCGAGCCGTTTTCGATATCGGGCTGAAGACGGCGCAAGCGATCATGGATATCCTCTCGAAAGAAGCCGGCAATCCAATCGCTGCAGGGATTTTGATCACGCTTACTTCAGCTCTCGCAGCATCAGAGCTTGCGGCGACGCTTGCGCTGCAGCCTCCGAAATATCACGAAGGCGTGAGCTTTGTCAGAGCTGACGGCAAGCGCTGGCCGGGAATCAAGATGAAGAAGGATGAGAAGGTCGCGCTCCTGAAGCATGGCGAGCGCGTGACGGATCCGGAGACGAATCGTAAGCATTATGAGCTCTTCGAGGCGATCGAAGCAGGAACGCTTGATAAATTGATTTATCATCGCTTTACGGCGCCGGCGCTTGCGCGGCAACAGCGCGCATTCGAGAAAGAGAAAAGCAGGATGCTCGGAAAGAATATCTCTGAGAGCTTCGTCACGATGACCGCCGGATCCGATGGCGTAACTGAAAAGACTTTCCGAAAATTATGGAGCCGCGGCATCAGCATAAAGAATTTTCCCGAGGCAGAAGATCGCCTCGATAATCCCTGGAGAAGATGATCAGAGTCTTTCTCGACGGCCGTTTATTAGAAGAATCTCCTGCAGGGATAAATGATCTGAAGGATACCGTTAAATATGATCAGACGACTCGCCTGCGCAGCTTGACGCAAGATGCGACGCTGATTTTTTACGAAGACGGATATCGATATATTAAACGCGTCTATGATGATGGCTTTTGCAACGAAGTCGCGATCCTGATCGAGGAGGATGAAGACGAAATCGGGCAATGGGAAAAGATCCATGAAGGGATCATCCGGATCGGCGGCTGCGAATTCGGCATCGAGCCGTTTTATGTCAAATGCAATACGGATGATAATTCGTATTACGCCCGGATCAATCAAAACAAAAACCTCAAAGCATTATTCACGAGCACGCGCTCGAAGACGGATAAAGGAATCGCGGCTTGCCCGTATTCATCGATAAAATTTTTCACGCCATCGACCGGCACATACGGAACGGCGAACCGGTATGTCTATCGCGCATTCGATGCGATGAAATTCCTTGTCGCCTGGATGAGCGACGGTGCGATCGGATTTCGCTCCGATGCTTTTGATACCGGCGGAGTCTGTGAAGATGCGGGCATCATTCTCGCGAAGGAGCTCAGGGATGGATACTTGAATCTGCATGATAAGCAGCCCGAAATCGCCTGGCAGGAAGTCTTCTCTGAATTGAATAAAGAATACAGCCTGAGTATTACGATCGAGGAATCGCTCTCCGGACCGATTCTGCGCGTCGATCGCGAAGATGATCTTTATGCTGCCGATAGTTCGGTTCAATTAGATTTCGTGAAAGACATCAGGCAGAAAGTCGATACGAGTCGATTGTATGCTTCTTTCAAAGCAGGATCAGAGACGATCGACGATAGCTCCGGAGCTGTTCAATTCCCGGAGACGACGCGGCTCTATGGCTTCAGGCCGGAGCAATATCCGACCGTCGGGCAGTGCAATCTCGATCAGGAGCTCGATGCGCAGAACAGCTGGATCATCTCATCGAATATTATCGAGCAGATCTATGTCAATAACGTCGCCGATTATGACGATAAGATCGTTCTTGTTCAAGTCGACTGGGTGAATTCGCAGGCGAAGCGCTCGAATTGGCTTTCAGCTCCGACGCCTTATTTCTATAACGAGGGATTGAATAATGATCATAAGCTGCAGCGCTGGCTTCATGGTATTCCGCTATCGGTCGCAAATTTTCTCGGCGGCGCCGATGGAAGATTTTATGGAACCTATGCGAAGACGCAGCGGATCCAGGGCGGCGGCGGACCGGGAACGTATAATCTTGGCGTCTCGGCGCGAGATGATTTCTCTGGCCCGACGAATTTCGACGACGGAAATAATTACGGTAACGGAACCGCTCCCGGAACGCTTGTTAGCATTTTAGCGAATCAGCGATATACAGCTTCTTCCGGAGGCTTCTTCCGCTTTAAGGCGGGATTGAATACGCTACTGCACACGCTGAGCTTTGGCACCGGAGGGAATATTGAATTAACCGTTACGAGATTCAATGCAGCTGATGCCGTCGTCTCTTCTCAGAACTTTTTCTGGGGAATAACGAATGCCGTCGGCGTGAATCTTCCGCTCAATTACGAGCAGGAATTTGCATTCAATCTAAATGCGACAGATTATGTCCGCATCTTCTGGAAATTCAACATCACCTCGAATCATACAATCGACTGGGAGATCCTCCCTTCTTCTTATTTCACATGCACGTTCACGACTTTCGGCGGCGGCATCTGGGCGACGGTCGAGGATCTTGACTTTAAGTGCATTCTCTATCTCTTCCGGTTTAAAATGACGCGGAAGCAATGGAAAAAAATTCTGCGCGATCTCTCGCTTGCAATAGAATTCAATACGGACGGAACGAGCAATTATAAATCATGGATCGATACGATCACGTATAACCGCGGCCAGGGGCAAGCCGATTTCAGCCTCATCTCTTCTCAGCGCTTAAAGCCTTAACGATGTCACAGAATCTTTCAGAAATAAAAAATCAGCCTATTCGATTCAGCGATCCGCGCGAAGCGGAGACCTGTAATCCGAAATGCGATCCGGTTAAGCCGCTCTGCCTGCTGCTTGATTCTTCAAAAGACTGGATCAGCTTCCAGATAAAGAATCGCTCTTTGAATGAGATCGGCTCGCTTGATCTGACGAAGGATTTCATCTTCAGCGATGACTTCTCGGATCCGATCGATAGTCCTGTCACTTATAACGGCGATATTCAGCATAACGACGGAGTGCCTGGAACATACGAGGGCATCACAAGCGGAACTGGCGATCTTCAATTCCTGAGCCTTTCGCTCGTCGCCGGCAAGACGTATTTCTTCCGCTTGAATATTTCTGATCTGCCGGCAGGAGAGATATACATGCAAGAGACGACATCCGGAGCAGAGAGCGATCGTGCCTCCGCTGCCGGATGGCTTGAATGGAAGCACGTCAGCGACGGCTCTCCGCTTAAAGTAATTTTCAATGCCGCGATCGGAGGGAAAGTCGACGATATCGAAGCGTATGTCTTCGGCTTCGCCCTGGGCAGCTTCGACTGGATCGGAAATGAAAGCGAGGATCAGCTCCGGACCTGGTATTGCCATACGCCCGGATCGACTTTTTTCCTCGATATGTATAGCTATATTCCGACGATCGGATATCGCTATCGCGTAAATTTCCGGATCTTCAATTCTACGGCCGGGAATGTTCAATTTGCTGCAGGAGGATTCTCCGAAAATTTTTCTGCGAATGGATATTATACGCGATGGTTCTATGCTTCGACTTCGGCAAATCCTGCATTCGTTCCTTCGACGGATTTCGATGGCTGCATCGAAGTGATTCAATTCGGAAAACAATTTGCGAGACATTTCATCGGCCTTTATGATGATGATAATAATTTCGTCGCCGATCTTTCAAATGACGTCGTTTTGATCGAGGATTCGCTGAGCTGTTATAAAGAGCTCGCAGATCTGAATCTTCCTGCAGGCTGTTATAAAGTCTGCGTCTTCGATGAGGGCAATCTTTACGGGCCGACGAATGATAAGCTGCAGGGCTTCGGCGAATTCGTCACGGCGACCGGCTGGTCTCCTTCGCCTGCTTCGCTCGGATGGGATATCGGCAGCGGATTTCTGCATATCATCGGAGACGGACAGATCGATGCTGATCTCGGGCCGGTGATATTGCCGCCGAGCGGAACGACTTGTTATTTTCTTGCGATCGGATTCGCTTTGAATGAAAGCACGACAGGGCATGTCACGATCGTCTTCGGCGGAGGAGTCGTCGTCGTCGATGCAGATTTGACGCCTGATTCGCAGAATCAAATCATCGTTCCTTTCACCGGCCCGTTTGCAAATACAATATTTACGATTCAAAGCGGAGGCGTCGGCACGGATATCATCATCGATTACGTTCGCGTATTTGTTAATCCTGCATGCCTGGGAGCGCCTGAGCCTGATGCGGATTATTGCTCTCAGTGCTTGAATATCTCCTCGAATGTTCCTTGCGGCAAGCAGATCTTCGCGCAGATGGATGATATCATCGATGATCAGGGATTTAATCTCTGGAGGACAGCATACGGCTTTAAATGGACGAGCTTCTTCAAGCCGATGCTCCGAGCTGTCGCCGAATTTCATCAAGCTGATTATCCCGATGCCGGTGATGAATATATCAATAATGCCGGCTCGCATAAACGAACGGCGGAGCAGCTGCAGAAGCGCTGGACATTCAGCGTCGCTCAGCTCGATGAAGGAAGCTTCGATGCGCTGAGGGTGATCGCGAAAGCGGATCAGATCGGCGTCTATACAGATGTGATCGGCGATCCTGATTCGGGCGATATTTATCATTGCCCGGCGAAGGATATGTCTCCTTCCTGGCCGAGAGGAATAAAAAACAATCGGGCCGATGCGGACCTCGAGCTGCAGATCCGCGAGAAAGAAACGCTCTTCTTCCATAATTCATTCTAATCTGTATATTTGTCTCTCCCTTGCCACCTGTTGCTGCATAGATCCGCGCGGCATATCGAAAGAAGGATCGCAAAAATTTTAATTTCTTAAATCAATGGCAATCGACTATTGTAGCACGGATCCTCTTGGATCCTTTGATACGATTCGATGCCCGAAGGATGATCTCGTGGGTGGAATGCCCGCCGGATTATTTCTTGAAGACGGGCATGGAATTACGAACCCTTCCGATGCAGCACAGATCAATGCGGCGCTGCTTGCAGGAACGGCGCATCGCGTCTTGCGCTGCAGCTTTACGATCGACGCTCCGACGCCGGACGAGACTGAGTCCGATGTTCCTTGCGAATCGGCAAACATCACGAACTATACGCGTAAAGGCGCATACGTGAATCCGAATGTGACGCCGAATAACATCGAGCAGCACGATAAGCTTTTCGACGGCCGTACTTTCGCCGGAGCAATCCTGGCGCAGTGCGGAAAAGAAGGCGTTATTGAAAAAGTTTCATGGATTAACAGTCCTCTCAAATTGAAAGGCGGCTTGATTATTCCGAAAGGGAATAAAGAGATGCAGCGTTTCGAGGGCGAGCTCGACTGGTCTTCAATGAAAAATCCTTCGATGTGGAACGTTCCGGTCGGCATTTTCTAAAAATCAAATCAAAAGATTTGAGGCTCGAGGCCCGTAAGCTTCTGAGCTTTTTTAATCTTCAAAGCAATGGATATACAAAGACCTAAACGAGGAATTTTCCTCTCATGCTTCGGCAAGCGCGGATATTATTTTGCTGCGTATAATTTCGCCCGAAGCATCAAGCATTTCAATCCGGATATGCCGATCGCAATTTTTCATGACGGCGGAATCGAACGCGAGCTTTCTTATGCTTACATGCCAGGCGTATTCGATTACAAGATTCAGATCCCGGATGAGATCCTCTGGCACGGCGGATCGATCGATCCCGGTTATATCAAAATGTGCGCCTATGATTATTTTCCTTTTGAGCATACGCTCGAGCTCGATGTCGATGCACTCGCGCTGCAGGACCTCTCAATCATTTTTGATGAGCTCGAAGCTGCCGGCGGATATTTCTACTCTCATATCATCGGCAAGCATCAGCTCTCGCAGGGCCGCGTGATTAATGATATGGTCTGGGCTTTCGCCGACGATATCTGGAGTCATTTTAATCTTCCCGAAGATGCTGTCTTGCCGGCGACGAACAGTAGCTTTAAATACTGGAAGCGCGGCCCGGAAGCGGAGGCGCTTTCGAGGAAGGTCCGCGAGAATTACAAATACCCGATCCCGCTCGATCGGCTCAGATATACCTGGGGCGGAACGCAACCCGACGAGCTTTATCTGAATGTCGCTCTTGCGCAGATGAAAATCACGGGCGAAACGGCCCGGCCTTATTTATTCATGGCGAATGATCGCAGCGATATCGGATATCAAGAGCTTGAAAGGAGATTTCCGATCCTCTGCCTCTTTGGAAATAAAAATATGCCGCGCGTCCTGATGCTTGAATATTATGACGGCCGTCTGCATGAATTCCATCGCGCGAAGGGCTTGCCGCACTATCTGAAGCATCACTTGATCATGAGCGATAAGCATGCGAACGGATCGCAGCTGCGCAAGCCGCCGGCGCAATACCTCTCCGAGAGCATTCCGCAGATGCAGCATTATGAAAAGATAAATCTTTTCCTTTCTTATTTCGAGGATCCGGATCCGCTGCGCAATGCTGAGCTGATAAAGTGCCTGAAGCTTAATTCGGCTTGCGAAGAAATTGAAAATATATTTTTGATCAGCGAGAAGCTGATCAGCTCGCCGGTTATAAGCGCGAAAATAAGAATGATCGAAGTCTCTTCGCGCCCGACATTCAAGGATGTTTTCGCTCTTGCGAATGATGCACAGGCTGAGCGGAAAGATATCATCAGCATTATCGCTAATGCTGATATTTATTTCACGGACGAGAACCTGAGAAGGATTAAGGAGCTGAATTATGAAGAGTCTGCTTATGCGCTCTCTCGATGGGAAATCGACAGCCAGGGAACGCTGAAGCATTTCAATTACGAATGGTCGCAGGACGTCTGGATTTTCCGCGGGAAAATTCCCGAGATGAGTTGCGATTTCTTTTTCGGAAGGCCGGCATGCGATAACCGCCTTGCTTTTGAAATGCGCAAGCATTATCGCAGAGTCGCGAATCCTTCCTTCTCAATCAAGAGCTTTCATCTCCATAACCATGGAGCGAAGCGATATTCCGAAGCAGACCGGATCCCGGGAGAAGTCGCTCCTCTGCCTTCAGAGAAAGCGGATCCTTATCGCAAGAAGCGGATGCTGCTTATTCAAAAAGGAAAAGTCGGCGATATCCTGATCTGCATGCCGATCGCTCGGCATTACGCCGATGAATTCCTGATCGATTGGCTCTGCCCGACTTCTTATCACTCGCTCTTTAAATATTTCGATTATGCGCGGCCCGTCGCTTCTGAGCAAGGATATTATGCTCGCGTCCTCGATCTGAGCTTCGGCCAGGGAGGAGCTCCCGAGGCTTGGTGGCAGCGCGAGAAGAAGCGCTTCTCTTCTTTCATCGAAGCAAAATATGAGCTCGCCGGCATCCCGGTCGAGAAGCGAAAGCAGCTTGAATATCGAAGAGACGCAGATGCGGAGAATTATTTGCTTCGCAATGTCCTGGAAGAAGCTGATGGGCAAGAGTTCGCCCTGATTCATGATAACAGCGATTACGGAAGCGCCGCCATCATTGAGACAAGCCTGAAGAGAATAGACTTCAAGCCGCGCGCATCGTATACAATTTTCGATTGGCTGCAGGTGATTCTCAATGCAACTGAGATTCACTGCATCGATTCTTCGCTTTGTTGCTTCGTCGATCTCATCCCGGAGGCGCATGATATTCCGAAATATTATCACAAGACGGACAAGGTGCCGAATCAATGGGATGAGACGCTGCTCGAGAATAACTGGAACCGCATAAACGATTTGCAGTGAAATACTTCATCGAAATAGGATGCAATCGCTATGATACGCTAATCGATCTCGCCCGACTCGGATGGCAAGGCTTGATGATCGATCCGCTCGGAGCTGCGGCTTGCCCGGAGATCAGGCATGAAAATATCACGTTCGTCGATGCCGCGATCACGGAAGAATCAGGCGAATTCGATTTCTTCGTCGTCGATACGAACGATGACTGGTCCTCGCTCCTGGAATCGCATCATAAAAAAGTCGACAAGAATTCTTCGGCCCGCAAAATTCGCGTCCGCGGAATCTCTTTCAATGATTTGCTGAAAGAGCATCCTTATCCGAGAATCGATTATTTGAAAATCGATACCGAAGGATATGATGCAAGGATCATCCGGACGATTGACTTCTCGCTGATCGATATCCAGCTGATCAGCTTTGAATACTTTCACATGAGCGATGAGGAGATCGACGAGATAGCGATGAAGCTTGATCAGGCAGGATTCCGCCTGAGCGGCGCAAAAGCTTTGAATTTAACTTTCAAAAAAAAGGAGCATGAACCCATTTACTAAAGGCGGGCGCTTATGGAATATCGTCTACGGAATTGCTTCGCAAATCGATATCAAGACGGCTATTGATACCGGTGCCGGCGACGGATCCGGCCTCAGCTCCGCGATCATGGAAGCATTCGATCGCAAGATGAGCTTCGGAAAAGCTTATTATAAATTCTTCCCGATCGAGCTTTCTGCCTCGCTATTCTCTCAGCTCTCGGCGCGGATGATTAACTCAGTCCTTTGTTTCCCAAAAAAGGGAATCGCTTCGGCGCATACCGATTACATGACGGCAAAAGACGTCAGCGATTTTTATTTTGCGAATCCCTCCTTGCCTGATGCAAATGATATCGCATCGATCCAGGCGCGCAGATTGACCGAGCTTGCATACATTACGAATTCTTCGGCGCATGAAGACTGGGCAGAAGATATCATCGCAGACGAGCTCTCTTCTGCTCCTGATATCGCGATCCTTTCCGGAAGCGAATTCTCAGGCGCCGCGGATTATGCCGCTTTAAGCGGATCAAAGTATATCGTATTGCTCGACAGCAACGATATCAAGAATAAGGCGAATCGCACCGCATTGCTTGCGATCCCGCTGCAGTACAAAAAAATCAATGAGGATCTTCTGACCGGAAAGGGATGGAGCATATTCCAGAAGCTATGAAACGAATCGCGTATACAATCATTTACAACGGCCTGCATCATCTCAAGCACGAGCTTTATGCTGAGCGGCTTTGCAATGCGCTTGATCACTGGATCATCATCGAAGGCGCCGCCGGCAACGGAGGCTCAACTTCTTGGTGCAATATGCTCGATCGCAGCTATGCCTCAAAAGACGGAACGAGAGAATTCATCGAAGATCTCTCAAAGAAATATCCCGGGAAAGTTTCATACCGGTTTGCTCAGAAGTTTTGGGCAGGCAAAGACGATATGGTTCGCGCTGCCGTCGATGCGCTGATTCTTGCCGGGCATAAAGAATGCTTCCTCTGGGAAATCGATGCCGATGAGCAATGGCTGCCGGAGCAAATGGAGCGGGCCGAAGAGCGCCTGCTGAGGGAGAATGCAAAGACCGGCACGTTCCTCTGCGATTATTATCTCTCGCATGATCTTCTTGCTGTCGGACAATGGGGCGAAGGCAATCTGATTCCTTATCGCCGTCTCTGGCATTGGCGAGGCGAGCAATTTGCGAAGCATGAGCCGCCGGAGCTTGAAGGCGGAAACGGGAAGACGATTCTGATCGAAGAGCGCTTCAAGCATTTCGCTTTCCTCTTTGAGCGGGATGTTTATTTTAAGTCTCAATATTACGGCGGGCATGAAATGATCTATCATCCCTGGCTCAAGCTGCAGCTCGAAGCCGAAAGATCGAAGCTCGAATTCCCGCTGCATATTTCTTTTCTCTTCGGCAAGAAGGGATGGATCGGCGAATCAAAAACCTACATAAAAAAAATTGAAGCATGAATGACTCTACTAAACCGGCCTGCGCCTGGGCTCAGCCTATCGTCGAAAATATCGGCGTAAAATATTTCAGCCGCAACGAAGGCGGCACGCAAGATCTTTATCGAATCGATGATATGATTCTGCATGTCTGCATCGGCTGCGGATTCATGATCCTTTACCCGATCGGAACCAGGCCGACGGCAGGAAAATATTTCCGAGGATACTTCAAGGATCCCGGCTCACTTAAAAATTTCATAACTAAAAATCTCCCGCTCGATGAAAACGGCAAAATCAAGATCGAAGCTCCGGCTTCCGAAAAGCAGTAATCCGCATGCTTCCCGCTCTCGCGGTCGATGCTGCGGCAGATGGGCCTCTTCGCATGAAAGCATGCAGACGAGGATTCGGATCTATTAATTAATCAAAGCTATGTACAGCATCGAAGACGTTCAGAAGATCGTAACTTCTGTTATCAAAATAAGCAGTGACAGCGAGGCTGATCGCGTCCGTGAATTAATGGGCCGAGTCTTCCGCAAGAAAAAGGAAGAAGCGAAGCGGCCTGAATATTATAGCATCTATCGCTCCGTCTGTGAAATGCGCGATCGCATTCGCGTGCACAGCGAAGAATGCGAATTCCCCGAGATGCTTTTCCGCTCGCGGGCTCCTCGAATGACCGATGATGAATATAATTACATCAAAGGAAACTTCAAGCAGACGACGCTCCCGGTTTATCTTGATTTTTTATCTACGCTCAATCGCGTCTTTGATGATAATTCCTGGAGCGTAAAGTTCAAAGAGGAGGATGCGGAGTTTCAGAAATATGTCGAAGAAGAGGTTCCGGAATACGGATCCTTAGAAAACTTCTGGCGTTATTATGTTCCGCACATAAAGCTCACGGATGCTTTCGGCTCGATCGTCGTACGTCCGAAGGAATTCAAGACGCTGCTCGTCGATGAGCAGAATAATGTAATCGATCGGAGCGATCCCGCTGCTTCTGCCGGTGCGCGCGAGATTCTTGATGATGCGCAGGACCTTGAGCCTTATCCGATTTATTTTCGCTGCGATCAGCTCGTCGCTTTCCGTTCTCAAGAATACTATCTCTATGAAAGTGACGAGAAAAGCATCGTCGATTACGGCGGAGGCAAGCAGCAGATCGGCAGATGCTTTGAGTTTTATGACGAGGATCAGATCTTCCTTATCCGGCAAGTCGGCAAATATCAGGACAAGACTTTTGAGGTCCGGATGGTGCTCAACCATGGATGGGGAGAAATACCGGTTCATTTCCTGCAGGGCGTTCCGCGGATTACGAAAGAAGGTACGATGTGGATCTCTCCTTTCTTTTATGCCGTCGATACGCTTGATCTCGCGCTGCTCAATGAAATGTATCTGCAGATATCAATTAATAACTGCGTCTATCCTTACAGGATCCTCGAAGGGCCCGAATGCGATTTCGAGCATACGAACAGAGCGGGAGATAAGATCCGCTGCAATGATGGCGTTATCGATGATATCGCCGAAGACAGCCGCTTCACTTGCCCGGCTTGCAATGGCTTCGGCGTGAAGAATAATCTCGGCCCGCAAGGCGTGATGCTGATCAAGCGCCTCGCCGGTCTCGATAAAGATCTGCAAGGATCCTCGCAGCTCCGCGACCCGATGATGTTCGTCGAGCCAGGCACGAATGCGCTCGAGTTCCTGCTCAAGAAGATTGATCGCGATACATCGAAGGCGAAGCGGATCCTGCATCTGGGCACGAGCAAATCAGAGGTTCAATCCAACGGTGGCGCCGGCGGAGGAGCTCCGGATCTGGCGACGGGAATGGTCCTGGATGATCGCGCCTTGAAAGCTTTCATCAAGCCGACGGCGGATCAGATCTTCGATCTCCTTCGCTTTATGTATCGCGCATCGGCGATGTATATTTTTACGGCGAAGGAATATGAGAAGCATCTACCGGTCGTTTCTTCTCCTGTCGATTATGATTTAAAGACGGAGGCTGATTATGTCCGCGAAATTTCCGAAGCTGTCGCCGGAAATTTCCCTCCTTTCGTCATCAAGTCTATCCTCGAGCGATATGTCAAGGCCCGGTATTATAACGAAACGCAGACGGCGCAGATCTTTACGCTTATCATCGCAGCTGATCGCTTGCTCATGGCGCCGATCGCCGATCTTGAATTGAAAGAAGCGCAAGGCTTGATCGAGAAATGGGAAATCATCCTGCATGATTCCGCATTGACGTTCGTCGACGAATTGATCCGCGCTGATAAAGCGTTTTTCACCAAGAAGATCGATGCGCAGATTCTCGCGCTTCAGGAAAAGGCGCAGCAGAAAGTCGCTTCGATCCAGGCGGCGAAGCAGGCCGCCGATGCCCTCTCTGCGCTCAATCAGGTTGATTCGGTGATGGCAGGAACGCAAGGCGGACTCATGCAGCAGCTCCGGCAGCTGCAAGGCGCTCAGCAGGCCGCAAAAGCTTCCGGAGACGCCGAAACAGCAAAAGCCTTGACCGATAGCATCCGCGTTCTCAATGAGCGCATAAAGACTGAAGCCGCGGGAGCAGCTCCCGTTCTCTGATGCCTTCGATCAATGATATCTTAAAGCGGAAAGCGGCGAGGCTTTCGAGGATCCCCGAGGAGCTCTATACGAATATCGAGCGCATTCAGCGCGATATCTATCAGGATCTCCTCGGGATGCTCGCCGATCTCTCCAGGACGGCGGAGGGCAAGATCCGTCCGACGGTTGCAAATTTCCGCCTGGCGGAAAAGATCAATCGCTCCTTATCGAAGATCCTCGGCTCCGGCGATTATCTCTCAGCAGTCGCTTCCTTCGCCGCTGAATTCGATAAGCAGAAAGATCTCGCCGATCAGTATTTTCAGAAAGCTTTTCCGGCTTTCGAGGCTTCAAAAATCGCTGATCAGGTCTTTTTGCAATCGAAGCGAAATGCGGTCGAATTGCTCACCGGCGCGACGCCGAAGACAGGATTCCTGCAGGCGATCAATACAGAAATCGATAAGGCGATCAGCAGCGGCGCTTCAATCAAGGACACTGTCGCGACTATTCGGCGGATCGCTATCGGAGGCGAAGGTCCTGCAGGAGCAGCTCCGATCAGCGGCAAGCTTTTGCAATACGCAAAGCAGGTTGCTTCCGATGCTATTTCCGTCGCCGACCGCAGCTATACCTTCGCGATCGCGGAGGATCTCGAGGCTGAATGGTTTCTTTATGCCGGCGATGAGCTGCCTTCCTCGAGAGAATTTTGCATCGAGCGGCACGGCAATTATTATCATAAAAAAGAAATCGAAGCCTGGGCTGCGCTTGACTGGGCTGGCAAGATGAAAGACAGCACGAATGAGCAGACGATTTTTGTCAATGCCGGCGGCTGGAATTGCCAGCACTCGATCATGCCGGTGACGATCGATACCGTTCCGCGGGAAGTCATTATGCGGAATATCGCTTCAGGCAATTTCGTGCCGAGCGAATTCGAGCGCGCAGAGCTCGGGCTTTGAGCGTATCAGATAATTTCCTTTCTTGTGGCATAATCAAAACTTTCATGGCAATAGAAAAACTCAGATGCGTGCATAAAGATTCCGGCGAAGTAATGTTCGCGCCCGTGCACATGGCGAACGATCCTGAATGGAGACGGATCTCCGGATATGAACTCGAAGAGCTTGAAGAAGCAGATAATCCTGATGCAGCAGCATCGGATACGAAAAATGTTTTTGGCGTCGATCTGGAATGGAAGATTCGCTCTCATGAAACCGATCTCTCTCATGTCATGGCTCCAGAGGAATGCCGCTTCATCGGAAGCGAATCTGAATGCGCCTTATTCATCGAGAAGAATCGGCCGGAGGATAATCATGATGAGCTGACAGAACAAGAGAAGCTGATCGAAAAAGAATCAGTCAAAAAGGATCCCGAAGATGAAACTGAATCTCCTGCGCCTGTTAAGCAAGAAGAGCTTCCGATCGAAATCAACGATGAAGATCATCGCGAAGAAGACGAACAAGCCGATCCTGCGGATAACCATAACTCCGAAGCAACTCCGAAAAAAGGATCGGGAAAGCAGGAGCGGCTCCGAGTGAACAGAGATTAATTATTAACAACTTTATCAACAATCTAAGCAAAATACAATGCTCGAAGAACTCCTAAAATATATCGGGATCGATCCTGAAAAGGCGAAAGAAATCAAAGATTTCAAAGCCGAATTCGACAAAACTTATCTGCGCCGCGACGTCCTCGAGGATCAGGCTTCGCCGGTTTTTAAAGAATTCCAGAAAAAAGCGCAGGGCGCCATCGCCGGATCTACGATCTCGAAGACGCGCGCTTTCCTGAAGCAGAATGAAATCGAAGATCTTTCAGAAGATGAGATGAAAGACAAAGGCGTCGAGCAGGTCGTCGAGCTTGCGCTCTCGAAGACAAAGACGAAGCTGCAGAAGAAGATCGCAGATCTGGAAGAGCAAGGCAAAAAAGGCGGAGACGAGAAGCTGAAGGCGCTGCAGGCCGATCTTGAGAAAGTGAATCTGAAGATCAAAGATTATGAATCGCTCCTCGAGGTTAGCACCAAGAAGAACGAAGAGCTCGTTCAAGGCTTCGCGCAGAAAGAGAAAACCTGGAAGCTCGACTCGAAGCATGACGATCTGATCAAGCGTGCAAAATTCAATGCTCAGGCAGATGAATATAAGCGTGCCGGTGTGCTTGCAAAATTCAATGAGATCTATAAGCTCGATCTCGATGAGAAAGGCGAATATGCCGCTTATGATAAGAAGACGGGCTCGATGATTCCGAACGGAGCAGCGCACGGAAAGTTTTTCACGCCGGAAGAATTGCTGAATGACTTTATCGAGAAAGCCGGTGCCGGCGTTTCGATGAAGCATGAAAAGCAGCAGCAGCAAAAACAATTTTCTACGGAGGTTGCAAATAATCAACAATCCCGTACATTTACCCCCGAAACGCCTGGCGCAAGAGTGCGTCGCGTTTCCTCAACGATTCCGAACGCAGGCACATAAGCATGCGCTCCGTGGCAGGGGAAGAATCCTGAGAATGTTGCATCCGGGAGCATAGACCGGAAATGTGTTGCCTTGCGAGGCATATTCGCTAAGATGCGATCGGCGCGGCTCTAACGGCGCCCTCATTTCTAAGTCTATTTTTCAAATGTCATACGCACCCACCACCCTGGTCGCCTGCCCTCACCTGCAAGCTGACCTCATTTCATTTTATCAAAATTGCGATCCGTCATTTTTGCGGACGCCTTCTCCTTTTGCAGATTTCATGTGGTCCGATATGAACCGCGGCGGGATCCAGCAAAAGCTCGTTCCGGGCGGAGGAAAACTCCGGACGATTGAGCTGACTTATGATCAGCGATTGCTCGAATCAGAAGTCACGACTGCGGATCTTACTTCGCAGGAATGCGTCGCGACGACCAAGCGCGGAAACCTTTCGACGACATATTCAATGGATCCTACGGCCGGCTTGAAGGTCGAGGAACTCTTTGATCTCGGCGACTGGATCTATGCTTGCGAATCGAACGACTTGATTCTTGCAAAGCATATTCAGCGAATGATCGATGCTCTCTGGGCAAAGGTCGCGACGCGTCTCACAACGCTCGCAGCAGCGCTGATCGGCCCATGGGATTCTTCTGTCTCTCCGATCACGACTGAGGGATCGAAAAAATACCTCACCGTCAATACGCTCCGCACAGGATCGCAGGATATCAATCCGACGGCTTTCGAGGATATCGATTTCGCGATCGAGCAGACGAGCTTCTGCATGCCTCCGATCATCTTCTCCGGCGCAACATTGCGGAAATACTATCGCGTGATGCAAGCGGGATGCTGCTCGAATCAGGGCTTCAATCTCGAAGAAATCGTTGCAAACTACGGTAAAGCTGTCCTCTATGATAAGCGCGTTCAAAGCGCTGCAGGCGGAGCTGCTTATGCCTGGGCTGTGCAGCCGAAAGCGCTGCAGCCGGTGTATTACACCAAGAACAACGACCTGAAAGAAGAAGCTCTTGCGCGCTTCACGCAGCAAGGCGGCTCGACCGGTTCAAATTACTGGAAAGGCGTCATGCAGGATCCGCAGAGCGGAATGCCGTTCGATATCACGATCTCTGATAACTGCGGCGAGATCTCTGTCCTTCTTCGTCTTGCAGTCGCGCTGAAAAGCATGCCTGCAGATATGTTCGCTCCTGGCGATCCGATGGAAGGCGTGAAATTCGTCACCGGCATCAAAGTAGTGAACAACTAAGCTGTTGAAATTTTATGAGCAGAGGAGAAGTCCTCTGCTCATTTTTAAAATCTCAAAAGCTCATCGATGTCCGCTTCTTCTTCATTACTTAAAACTTGCTTCAAGAGCCTTGTCGCCATCGACGGGCAGTGCGGAGAATCATCGCCGACGAGCGGGATTTATCTGCGCAAGCTCGGCGTCTCGCGATCAGAAATCGAATCATATCTCACTTCGGAGTATCGGACGGCGGAGGATATCTATAACGATTGCTACGATTCCGCTCTTCAGGATATCGTCGCCGGCGTGAATAATCATTTCTCGCCTCGATATAAAGCGATGAGCGTCCTGGAGAATCAGCGCATCGGAATTTTCCAAAACAATCTTGAGCAGATCGCCGGATCCGTCGGCATGCTGAAGGGCGTTCAATTCCGAATGAATAATCGCGAGAGCTTTCTCGATCTTTATGTTCCGCAAGTTTCTATTCAGGTAAATTTCTCCGGAGAAATCACATTCTATCTCTATGATCTTATCCAGGGGATTCAGATCAGCTCTTTCAAAATACCGGTTGAGCCGAATGAGATCCGAACGGAAGCTGTTGCATTGACGGTTCCGAGCGATCGCAAATACCTGAATGCCTTTCTCGGCTATGAATGCGAAGGGATTTCTTCTAATCGGACGCTAAGCGCTCCCGGAGCTTCTTGCTGCGGGAAATGGGAGCTCAATAATCGATACTTAACCGTCCGGCCCGCCTTGATGGCGATCGCGGATCAGAAGATCGATGCGAACATCAAGCCCGCACAGGAAACGGGCGGCGTATCGATTCTCTATTCTTTGAGCTGCAATCATCGCGATTGGATATGCACGATCGCGAATCGGCTCGCGCTGCCGCTGGCTTATTGCACCGCGGCAAAAATCATGGAGCATGCTATCTTCTCCGCAAGCAAGGTTCAAATTAATATCCGGACCGGCTCGCAGATGAGCAAAGAAGATCTCGAAGAGCGGCGCCTGATGTACGAAAGCAAGTATCAAAAATTTATGACTGAGGCTTTAAACGCCTCGAATATTCCATCCGATGCTTCATGCTTCACCTGCAGACAAACCAGCCGGACAGCGGTCTATATTCCGTAGCTTTTCCGCTGCGAAGCAGAAAGGATTCGGAACGAAGATGCCGGACCGCTTGACAGACGGCGTGCGTTATGATCGCCTCTATTATTATTTCTCTTTCTTCTCCGGAGATAGTTTTGATTTCGATATCGTCTCATTTGATTTCATCCCGAATTAATGGCCCTCACCGTCGCTCAGTATACCGATAAAGCTATCAGCCGCATTCAGCAAATCATTGCTTTGAATCGGCCTTTCGAGCTTTCAGTCCGCACAACGGTTGCGCGCCAGGCGGTCCGGATATTTGTCGACGGGATTAAAAGCGATGGCTCGCCGATCGGGCAATACAATACGACGCGCCCGATGTATATCAACCCGGATACTTCTTCTCCGCGGGCCGGCGCGATTCGCAAGAAGCAGGAGGGAATGACTGTTATTGTTGCCGAGGGATTGAAGCCAACAAGAGGAAAGGCCGGCGAGCATATTTTCAAGAACGGGAGAATCCATCGGACGACATACGTCAATAACTACAAAGACTTTCGCAATCGTATCGGTCGCAGGATCGATCGCGTGAATTATACTTTGACAGGAGATTTGATGCGCGATTTCTGCAATGCGAAGACGCCGGCAAGAGCTGTTCCGAAAAAGATATCGGAGAAGGAATATCGCGTCGTTTTGAAACGCGAAGCGAACATCGGCAAGCGCGAAGGATTAGAAAAAAAATTCGGAACAACGTTCCGGCTTATGGCTTCTGAGCGGGCCGCATTTTTCAAGACGCTCGATTTCAATTTTAGAAAAGCGCTCGCAGCGAAATGATACGCCAGGGATTCCTCTTCATCGCAGATAAAATCCGGGCCTCGAAATTATTCGAGACCGTGATCGATATCGCCGAGCTGTATGATACGGCGCAAGGCTCTTATCCGGTTCAATATATCGGCCAAGGCAATTATAAGCCGATCAATATTTCGGAGAATAACGGCCTGGCTTATTTGCGCAAGCTCTCGCCGATGCGCTTCGGCAAATCGCCGATCGAGAGCCGCGAAGTCTGCGATTCGCAATATGAGCAGGCGATCATCCCGATCCGGATCCTGATCAGCATCCGCAAAGAGAAGCTCGGAATTGATAATGCTTTCGCCTCGGATTATTTAGCTGAGGAATTCTTCCGAATCCTGCAGGGAAGAAGCGGCGAGCTTGCAAACAGCTCCGAAGCAATCGATGCAGAGATCCTGATCAATGAGATCAATGATGATCGGCTGCATATTCTGAGCGAAGAATTCGCAGGCGCCGGCAGGGATATCCCT